CCATCAATTTGGATAAAGTATCTCACAAGATTACTGAACTTTCGTGGGACGGTAATAATGTTGTGGGTAAGGCAACTATTTTGGATACTCCAATGGGTTTGATCGTACAAGGTCTGCTCGATGGTGAGGTTCAAGTGGGTGTCTCAAGTCGTGGAATGGGTAGTCTTGCTAATAAAGGCGGAGTGAATGTCGTAAATAATGACTTCATGTTAAATGCCGTGGATATCGTACAAGACCCATCTGCACCAGAAGCTTTCGTCAATGGCGTAATGGAAGGTGTGGAATGGATCTTTGAAAATGGTATATTCAAACAGCAAGAAATTGAACAGTTCGAGACAGAGGTCAAAAAGGCTCCAAATGCAGATATGCAGATGAAAGCTTTTAAAGATTTCCTCTCAAAACTTTAACTCTGAGGGAGTAAATAAATGTCTGATGAAAATCAAATAGACATCGAAGATACACTCCAAGATGAACTCGTGACTGATACTGTTGAAGTTTCTAATGAGGATAATCTTGAAGAAGCTGCTGCCGCCGATCCTAAAGCCGATGGTGTAAAAGCTGCTGACGAGACAGACAAAGCAATTGATGCGTCTGCTCCTAAGCAAGCTCCAGTGCCAAAGACTAAGGCTGGGATGGTAAATGCTATGTACAAAGAGATGTCAAAAATGAATAAAGAAAAGCTCACTGCATCCTATAATAAAGTGATGAATAATGAGAGCACAGAAGCTGATGATGCCGAAGGAATCTTCGAAGAAGATCTTACTGCATTGGTTGATTCTGAAGCTACATTGTCTGAAGGTTTTAAGGATAAGGCTGAGATCATTTTTGAAGCTGCACTTAAGTCAAAGATCGGAGAGCACGTTGAGCGTCTCGAAGAATCTTATGCTGAAGAGCTAGCCGAAGAAACAACTCGAATCCACAATGATCTCGTAGAGAAAGTTGATGGCTACCTAAACTACGTCGTAGAAAACTGGATGGATGATAATAAATTGGCGATCGAAACTGGTCTTCGTACCGAGATCTCTGAGTCATTCATGAAGTCGTTACACGGTGTATTCACTGAGCATTACATTGATGTTCCTGAAGGTAAGGTCGATTTAGTTGATGAATTATCAACTGAAAAGGACAACCTTGAAGAGCAGGTTAATGCCGCAATCGCTGATAACGTTGCACTTAAAGAGCAAGTTGAAAAACTTAATCGTACCGTTATCGTTAACGAAGCTTCTGCCGGTCTTTCTGAGGCCCAAGCTGAAAAGCTTAAGTCTTTGGTATCTGATGTCGATGCCGACGATGCTGATGCATTCGCTGCAAAAGTTGAGTCTGTAAAGGAATCATATTTTAAGACTAAAGTAACCTCAAATGATGCTACTGAAGAAGCAATTGTTGAAGGAACAGACCAAGAGGTCGAAGTTTCTGGATCAATGGCTCACTACTTAGCAGCACTTAACAAATAATCCATAGGGAGAAACTAATCATGTTTACTACTGATAAACTTCTCGAGAAATGGAACCCAGTACTCGACGTAGATGGCGATTTGAAAGATCGTTATAAGCGTGGTGTAACTGCTACTGTTCTCGAAAATACTGAAAAAGCTCTTGCTGAAGAGCGTGGTCACGGCCAGTTCCAACTGAACGAAGCCGCTCCAACTAACGCAACTGGCGGTAGCATCGGCAACTGGGATCCAATTCTGATCTCTTTAGTACGTCGTTCTATGCCTAACCTTATTGCTTATGATATCGCTGGCGTTCAGCCAATGACTGGTCCAACAGGACTTATCTTTGCAATGAAATCTAAGTACGGCACACAGGGTGGTGATGAGGCTTTCTTTAACGAAGCTGATACTGACTTCTCTGGTGTTGGTTCAGGACACCTTGGTGGTTCTTCATCTCTCGTAGGTGATATTAACCCTCCAGGTCAATCTGGCCAATCTTCTGCAGACGCTAACTCAGATGGCGTTGAAGACGTATTTGGTGCAGGTCAGCCTGCTGCTACAGCTAAGGCTGAGGCTCTTGGTGATGGCTCTGTATCCGGTATGGGTACTGGTGGTCACTTTAATGAAATGGCATTCTCAATCGAAAAAGCAACCGTTACTGCAAAGTCACGTGCGCTTAAGGCTGAGTACTCCATGGAATTGGCCCAAGATCTTAAAGCAATCCACGGCTTGGATGCTGAATCAGAGTTGGCAAACATCTTGTCTGCTGAGATTCTTGCAGAAATTAACCGTGAGATCGTTCGTACAGTTAACGTAAAAGCCAAGCGTGGTTCTCAGCAAGCTGATATCACTGCTGCTGGTACTTTCGATGTTAACGCTGACTCAGATGGCCGTTGGTCAGTTGAGAAGTACAAAGGTCTTTTAGTCCAGACTATGCGTGAAGCTAATGTTATTGCTAAAGAAACACGTCGTGGTAAAGGTAACTTTATCCTGTGTTCTTCAGACGTAGCTGCTGCACTGAGCGCATCAGGTATGCTTGACTATACACCTGCTCTTGCTGGTAACGCTAACCTTACTGTAGACGATACAGGAACAACTTTCGCCGGTACACTTTCAGGTGGAATGAAGGTCTATATCGATCCATATGCAAACGTAGATTATATCAACGTCGGTTATAAGGGTGCAAATCCTTATGATGCTGGTCTTTTCTACTGCCCATACGTTCCATTAACAATGGTTCGTGCAGTTGGTGAGAACACCTTCCAGCCGAAAATCGGCTTCAAGACACGTTACGGAATGGTTGCAAACCCATTCGTTGGTTCAACACCAGGTAACGACACAGGTACTAATGCTACTAACCAGTACTATCGTATCACAAAAATTACAAACATCCTTTCATAGGTCTTGTAATTCAATATTGAGAAAGGCGGCCTTCGGGTCGCCTTTTTTGTTTGTATAAATAGATCTATAGGAGTTAAGAATGCCGTATAATATATCTGTAGACTTTAAAGATAATCTCAGCCAAGGTAGTGTTGCTGCTTTGAACTTTGTAAATCCAACTGCGTTTAAGTTAGTGATTGATTCACAAAAGTATAAGAATGCTCAGTTTATGGCCCAGACTATTGCTTTGCCTGATATGTCTGTAACAGGAGCTGTATTCAATACAAGAAATCGCAATATTGTAGAAGCTCCAGATAAAATCGAATATGGTACATTTGATATGACTTTTCTTATTGATGAGTATCTTCTCAACTATAAAGAGTTGCATGATTGGATGCTAGGTCTTGTAACTGAAGATGACCAAGGTGTTCGCAAAGAAAGAGATATGACACTGCAGATCTTAAGCAGTCATAACAACGTAATATCTGAAATACAGTTTACAAATGCAATTCCAATTAATTTGAGTTCTTTACCATTTGATGTTAAATCAACTGACGTAGAATACTTAACTGGCAATGTGACCTTCCAATATAACTACTTTAAGTTCCTTACGAAAGGGTTTAACGGAGGCGTATAAATAATTTTACATAATGAGGTGAATGATGAATTTAGATGATATATTTGAAATGTGGAAAAGGGACTCTCAAATCGATGAGAATAACCTAGATCAAGCCACGCTTGAGAATGCTAAACTGCACTCAAAATACTTAGAACTACATTCCAATGCCAAACTACAAGTTAAGCGTAAAGAACTTGCTTTCAAGATCTTGCTTAAAGACAAGTGGTTATGGTATAATGGAAAGATGACTCAAGAAGAAATGACAGCCAAAGGCTGGAGTTTTGATCCACTTAACGGACTTAAAATATTGAAAGGTGAGATGGACTACTATTATGATTCTGATAAAGAAATTCAAGAGTCACAGGCCACTATTGAGTACTGGAAAACGATTGAAGAGGCTTTAAAAGAAATTATGGATACTATAAAATGGCGTCATCAATCTATTAAAAACATGATTGAATGGCGGAAGTTCACCTCAGGTGTCTAATGCCCACAATTATTAAGATTAAGAAAAAGAATCATGCAATGATTGTAGTTGATTCAGAGCCGAGTGTTTTGAATGAGCTATCTGACTTCTTTACTTTCTATGTCCCTGGATATAAGTTTATGCCAGCATACAAGAACAAAGTATGGGATGGAAAGATACGGTTGTTTGATATAAGAACTCATGAGTTATATGCAGGTCTTTATAGATA